GTTCTTTTTTCCCCGGTCAAAAATAAAGTACCGGGGGGTGTGGTCTGCTGTTTATTTTCTTTCGGCGGCAACAAATTTCCTTTTGCATCAAAAGTGTAACGGCTGTTTGACTTTGCCTTATGTTCTTTGTTGTGGCAGTCCTCGCAAACATATTCCAGGTTGTTAAGGTCCAGTGTTACCCTGGCATCATGTATGTTTCCTGGTGTAATGTATTTCTTATGATGCACAATCACACCGGGTTTGTATTGTCCTGCTGCCCGGCAACGCTCACACAATCCATTTGCCCTTTTGATTACTGCCACCCTTGCTTTCTTCCATGCGTCTGACTTATAGAAATCCTTTGCATATTCTTTCACTGCTACCACCGTCCTTTCTTCATGTTCAAAGGCTTATGAATGTATCACACCCATAAGCCCATAATAATATACTTCACTCTTACATTCTGACCCACTTACTTGTTATCCTGCTGCCTATCTAACTCTGAAAATAAATCACTTCTCCTGTATGATATATTCCCATTGTCCAACATTACTTTGTAATATCCTGCCGACTTGCCCAATACTTCGTATTCTTTCCCTGCTGTTAAACCCATTCCGTTTTCATTTGCTTTTACTTTCATTTCTCTATCCTTTCCGGCAGCATATCCATAGCCTGTGCCACCAGTGTTATAAACTCTGTGCGGTATTCATAGAATTGGCGGCGGCCACAAACCGCATCCGCTATGTATTCATACGGTGTGTTATATACAATGCTCTTGTATATCTTATCCTGCATCTGCCGCCTGGCCTGGATGCCCTCGATATTTCCGCATGAAGCACGCAAAGCATCTTCCACGATAGCGGCGGCCTTTTCATCAAATGCACTTGCCCGGCCTGTCCTTATTCTTTTTTTTCGCTTCTCGTTGCCTTGTATAATGCTTCTGGCAATCGTCTTTATATCTGCATCCAGTCTTTCCAACTCACTGCCGCCCCCCGTTTACTCTTCATACGTTTTCTTTGACGTTTCGGAACGCTCAACCTTTATGCTCTCTTTTGCCATTTTCGCCACCTTTGCTTTTACGCCCATGCCAACATCAATGGTAATTCCTTTCATGTGTCTTGCTTCTATGGCATCCACTGTTTTCAGCATCACTTCCACAACATCCGTATCAATCGGCCTTTCTGCATTATCCCCAAATAATTCATTGATACGGTTCTTGGCTTTCTGTACACGCTCTTTGCTTTCTGCGTACTTCTTGGCTTCGTCACATTCACATTTACACGTTGCCGCTTCGTCAACCTCTGCCTGGCTCCACTCTTCTAATGCGTGAATAATTCCGGCCTGTCCGCAAAATCTGCAATATCCCGTCTGTGTCTTTGCTCCCTCTGGTACTTCCTGGCCGCCGTCCTGCTCCATTTCCCTTAAATCCTCTTCTGGTATCTCATGGCCGCCGTCTGTCTTTTTCTTCATGGTGTTTATTCTCCTTTCCCTTTCCTTGCCTGTTTATAAGCATCCATGGCAACGGTCAGCACTGCCGCTGACTGCTCCACGGTAAGCCAGCCCCCTTTTACCAGTAATGCCAGATTTTTATTTATTGTTTCCAATGTTTCTTCCAGGGTTATATTTTTCAATGGTTTCTCTGCTGCCAACTCTGCTATTGCTTTTACAACTGGTCTTTTAAAGCAATCGTCTACTGCTGCCATGTTGGCTTCAATCACACTTTCCGCCCTGGTCTTTCTGTGCTTCTCGCATCCACGGCACGGTTCCTTTGCAAACATCCGCCCAGGCATTGGCACGCCGTCACACATACCGTCAATCCACGGGGCATTTATGCACTTTGCAAGCGGCATCCGTTCCGGGTCCTGCAAATAGTCCATAATCTCTGTTTTTGCTTCCTCTGCACCATAGCAAACCACTGTTTTATAACCCTGCTGCCGTAATGCCGCCATATACTCTTCCTGGGCTTTTGTCGGTTTATTGTTCCCATACTTCATTTCCAGGTAAAGCCCATGGAAATTGTGGCTTGCCACTGGCAAACACACATCCGGCACACCATTTTTCATGCCCATTGCTTTAAGCACCGGGCCGTTTGTGCGTTTCCCCTCGTTTGGAACGTGATACATGAGGGAAAGGCACGGCAAAACGTGTGTGCTTCTCATTGCCCAGTTAAAAAGTGCTATCTGCTCCGTAGTTTCTCCACGTTTCATATTCTGCAATTTCATACTCTCCCCCTCATTCTTCCTCAATGGTATATTCTCTTTTACGCCGCTTGCAATCTTCCAACATGGCTTCTAAAATCCCCACTTCCTCTTCATTCAGCCATGTATAATATTTTTCAATCATCTTTACGGCATGAAGCTTCCGGGCATTTTCTTTTTCCTCTTCGGTTGTGTCGGTATCTGACACATTGGCTTCCCTGGTTTCCTCTTCCTTGGTTTTTCTGCCTTTCTTCTCTTCGGTCATTGCCCTTATTTCTTCCGCACCCACTCCACCTTTGCTTTCGGATGCCTGGGCAATCTCTTTTTGTATTTCCTCGTCTGCCTTTGATGCTTCCAGGGCTGCCGTAATGCCCATATTGCCTTTCTGGAACTGCTCTTTTACTTCCTGTGTGGCGTTTCCGTCTATGGTGTTTAAGTCCCTTATCTTCGGCACTGTTTCCCCCATGGCCGCCGCCACATAGTCCCGGACCCTTTCCCCGGCTTCCAGAATTAAAAGCCCCTCTTTTCTTGCCTGGGTCAAAACCTCTTTCCATTCTGCCGCCTGTGTCATAAGGTCATAGTCTGTCATTTTTCTGTTAAACGTATTTCCTACCAAAAGGGCAATTCTAAATTCTGTTTCTGTCATCTGCTTATATCTGCATTTGACTGTTTCAAAGGCTTCTTTCCCCTCTGTCACAAGAATATTTAATGCGGCCATGCGGCGGTGTCCAGAAATAAGCCAGTATTCCCCGTTTATCTGCCCTAAAACAAGTGGTTCCTGCAACCCGTCCATTTCAATTCCTGCCGCAAGGTCTTTCAATCCGTCCATGCTGTATTTATTATGTTTTGTCACAACAATGTCCCGGATGCCTAACGTGATTTCCTGGTATTCGTTGTTTTCCCCTGCTGCCGCTTTGGTTGTTGCATTCATAAGGTCCATGATGTTAAATGCCATTTTTTCTATCTCCTTTCCTCTGCTGCCAGATGCCCAAACTTTTGCACATATTCTTCCGTAAACGCTTTGTAATCCTGGGCGGCTCCACTCCTTACACTGTAATGTGTCGGTGTCTGCCTGTAAAATGTGGCATCCTTGGCCTTTTTGGAATGTCTGATTTTACACTGGAACACATGACAGCCGCTTTTTGTTCTCAACCACCTTTCTGCCGCTTCGCTTGTATCTGATTTTTCAAAATCTGTAATGAGTACCCCGGCAATCCTGGCCTTTGGATTTAACGCCCGTATCTGGTTTATCTGCTCCACCAGTTCTTCCAGGCCGTCCAGGGAATAGGCATCTAAGCGGACGGGTATTATAATTTCATGCGTTGCCACCATAGCATTTATCACATTCATTCCTAAATCCGGCGGATTGTCTATAATGCAATAATCATACTGCCCGGAAACTTCATGCAATGCAGATTTATAACGGTCATGCTGTGCGTGTTCTTTATCCGCCTTTATTTCCAATTCCGCCAATTCCATGAAATAATTACACGGTACAATATCCAGATTTTCTTCTTTCGTGTCCCGGATATTCCCAGTAATCCGCCCCGTCTTAATAATCCGGCACGCTTCCGCTTCCCTCTCTCCGTTGTACACTCCAAACATTCTGGATGTATTTCCCTGCTTGTCATTGTCAAACAATAGAACCCTGCTGCCTTTGCGTTTTCTCCGCCGGTCCCCCTCTGCCAACAATTCAGCCAATGAAACGGCGGTTGTGGTCTTTGCAACTCCGCCTTTTAGGTTGATGACTGATATAATTTTCATGTTTTTGTTTCGCTCCTTTCGCTTCAATTCCGCACCATACGGGCGTATATGTAAAATGCCGCATTGATACCGTTGTATTTAACCTCTGCATCCAGAAATTCATATCCTGGATATGCCTTTTCTAACTGTTTTTTTAATGTGTCAAAATTCTTTACCATTCGTTCCACCTGGCTTTTTTTGAATTTTGAATAACTTCGCTTTGGTTCCGGCGGCTTTTTGAGGTTCTTTGACGGGCACCACCTCTTTGTCCCATGTGGGTTTTGTGTGATATATGTTGCCAGTCCTGTAAGTAAAAATTTATCATCCGGCATAATCCGTCTTGTGTTTGGTCTGTCACACTTTCCCCATAATTTTTCTAACTGGTCCCTGTCTATTCCGTCCCCAGAAATCAGAATGTGGAAATGCGGACGCTTGTACCCGTCAAATGCCAGGATATAAATATACTTTGCATTTTCCAATCCTGCTTTCTTTCTCCTGCGGTTGATACGCTTAATGAAATTCGTTATGTCCTTTCTTGCCCGTTCTACGCTGTCCGGCAAACAATCATCATTCCACCCAAACGTGGCCCAAATATCCCCTTTCCCAAAATTGATATTTGCCAGGCGTATGATGTACCGCCTTGCGTTCTTGTCGTTTAGGTTGCTTTGTGACGGCCTGGTTTCTCTCTTTTTCTTCGTCACTGGCATATCCGCTTTATTCGTGAATGACGGATACACCTGGGCTTCCAAAAGGGTTGTTCCACTCTTTATGTTCTGGGACTTCGTTGTTGTTGTGCGATAAAGGCACGCCACCTTTCCGTCTTTCATCAACTTTTCCAATTCCCATTCTTCTAACTTCTCGCATTGCTTCTGGTATGCTTCCTCATAATCGTAATTATCATAAAAGCGTTTCTTCATAGTTCCCCACCTTATGTAAAAACCCTGTTCCTTTCCCTGCCCCTTTCATCCTCTATATATCTAAATAAAAATATAGGTGTCTGATATGTTAATACCCATTACAAGGACGGGAACCGCCGGGCTGTGCCTTAATAAATCAATCCAAAAAACATTCTTCCAGGGCTTTTTTGATGACTGCATACCCTAAAAGTGTAAATGCGGCCGCCAGTCCTGCTGCTACCACCACAATTAAAACAATCATCCAAACCATATTCATAATAGGCTCTTTCCTTTCGTGCAATTTCTTCCCTATATATAGTTGAAACCGCTTTTATTCTTCTATATCTTGTGTTATAATGTCTTTGTTAAGTTCCAACCCGGTTGTTTTGGTTCCCCACCTCGCAACCGGGTTTCGCTTTGTCTTTATGCTTCTGGCAATTCTCCATATAATTTTTCATAGATTCCCGTTGCATATCTCATTAAAAGGTTTTTCGCTTCCTCTTCTTTTATTGCCTGGCCGTACTTCATGCCGTAATCCTCTTCATGTGTCAAAAGCCAATTCCCTTTTTTAGATTTCCATAACTGGCACGCATATTCCCGTCCCCTTTCCTCTCCTGGGTACAATGCACGGGTCAATATAGTGTCTACTTTGTACCACTTCTTTACCTCTGCAACCATTTCCATGTTGTCAGTTTCATATTTCATTCCGTTTATTACAAATTGCATTTGTTGTCCTCGCATTTCCAATAGTATTCATTTATAATCAGCATTTCTTTTGACATTAAAAGTGTCACGCCTAAAGGAACTGTTAAAAGTGCAATCGTGGCATCCCCGTTTAATATCTTAACTGCCACCGCCGTAAAAATAAGAATTGCCACCCCATACAGTTTTTGGGTCAGAAAGTATTTTTTCTTTTCCCTCTTCTCTTTTATGGCTTGTTTTCTTCTTTTTTCATGTTCCACCGCTTCCAGATACCCGGCCATGTATGCTTCCTCAATCAATACCTGGTCCGGCCCATTGCTTACCCTCTGCAATTCTGCCGTCATGTTAAGTTTCCTCACTTTCCTGCTACTGCGTGTTGTAGTTATCCACAATATCCACAACGCTGTCCATAATGTTTTCTAACTCTTCAACCCTCATGGCCTTGTCATCAATATAAAAGTCTGCATAAATCTTTCTTGTGTCATTGCCCCACCGCTGTATCTGCTCCGGCAATGGTGCGTTTACAGCATCAAATACAATTCCCTGGGCCTTGCACCATTCCACTGCCGCTTCCAGTTCCTTTCCGTCCCTGCTTGTCCATAAAATGATTTTATGACCGGATGCTTTTAACATCTTTACCGCCGCCACAACCTTTTTGCGTGGTCCTATGATTTCCGGGAACCTGGTAACGGCCAGTGTGCCGTCAAAATCCACCGCATAAACCGCCATATGTAACCGCCTTTCTACTGCCCGTATTCTTCCATGCTCTCTTCTGTTTCTTTGCTTGGCATACTCATTTCATATTTCAGCAGCATGGCCGCCGCCTGTACCATTTCGCAAGCGGCATCTATGGCCTGTCTGTAAATTGCCACTGGCGTTGTTTCCTTATCTAGGAAATGTGCTATGCTCTTTCCCCGTACCCGGTCCCACATCACGCCCATGGAAGATTTCACATTTTCCATGGCTTCCTCTGCTTCCTCTATTTCTTCCAATGTCACGGCGTACCCCTCATGTGGGGAAGAAAAAAGCGGAAAAATTGCATTTGCTCTGTTAAGTTCCGTCTGTGCCGCCGCTTCAATTTCTTTTCTTAACTCATTCATTGCCATTTTCCGCACCCTCGCTTTCTTCCTGCTGCCCCTCTGCTTCTTTCAATTCGTGGGCTTCCTCTTCCTCGTCATCTGTTTTGGTGTAATTGCTTCCGTCCTCGCAATTCCTGCAAAGGTCCATATCTATGCGGACAGGCTTACAATTTCCACACGTCCGGCAACTCCAACGGTCCCGGCAAGCCGTTTCCTCTGTGTCCTGTTTTTCCTTTCCTTTTCCAAAATCAATTCCCATGGAAATTACAGGCATATGTCCCATTGTTTCCACCGCTTCTTTTACTGCTTCTTTCATACGTTCTTCGTTTTCTTTCTGGTTTGCTTCCATGGTCTTTAATTCATCCATGCGGTTCTGTGCCAGGGTGTCAATAATGCGGTGCATAGATGCCGCCGCACTTTCCACGCCATTTTCTTTCGTCCACGCTTCAAAAATAGAAACTGCCGCCCCTGTCATCTGCTCATATTCCGCACCAAATCCCGTGCTTTCCTCTTCTGCTTCCAGTGTGTTTTGAAATTCCGGCTTTTCCCCGGTAATCATTGCCTGTATATAGAAGCCCGGTACATCTGCCTTTACTGCTTTTTCTATCAATTCCGCTTTTGCGGCTTCCCTCATAAGGTTGTAATATTCGGTGTGTTTCATTTCCACCATTCCGTCTGTTGTAAAATTATCCATAAATCCCATGTGTTTTTTCCTCTCTTTCTTATCTGTGAATAGGTGTGTCAAAAGAATAAAGCGGCTTTTCTGTTGCTGCTGCATCCCTGTTTTTGTAAATCAGAACTGTAAAATGTTCCTGCCCCTCTTCGTCTGGCCCCCGGTGCATCACTGCTTCAAATCCAAAACGGGCGTTTAATCTTGCCCCATAAATAGTATCTGTCAATTTTGCTACTTCCCGGCTTCCCAGTGCCACGCCGTTTTCTGCTAACTGTTGCCACCTTTTAAATTGCTTTTCCAGATATTCTAAAAAATCCGGCTCCACAACCCCATTTATCGGGGCATTTCCTTTCACTGCTTCCATGTTCTCTTTCTTCCTTTCCCGGTCCTGGTCTTTCCTACCCAGTCACGCCGTTTATTTATTTTTTTGTAACGCTCCAATATCGCTTTTACTTCTGGCATATCCAAAACGTGTACTTCCACTTTCATTTCCGCCATGCTTTCACTTCCTTAAATTGTGATTGTGTGATAGATTGACATTTGCAAATCACTAAAGTTATATTCCGGCGTTTCCTCTGGCTGTAATGGTTTCATAAGTCCACGCTTTTGCCATTCTTTGTGCCGTATTTCCGGCACCGCCTGGAACCTTTTAACTTCCGCACTCAATATTTCCTCTTCAATGTCTGTGTGTTCCATTGATGCTACATACCCGGCATAAATCAGTGTTTTTCCCTTTTTTATCTGCAACCTGTCTGATGATTGTAAAACCCTTATAATATCCTGTGTCTGCATCAAAATCCCCACCCGTTCTTCTGTAAATAAATAACCGCACAAACAAAACCGCAAACCATAACCATTCCCAGGATGCCAAATGCAAGGCGGCGTTTCTTTGGGCTGTCATTTGCTCCCAGTGCGTACATTATCGCCGTCCCTGCGGCTCCTAAATATGTAACGGCTCCCAAAATAGCCACCAGGCCAATGATGCCCATAATCAATAATTTCCCCATGTTCTCTTCTACCTTTCTAAAATGTGAAGCCAACGGCCAACATATAATTTCCTAACATGATTGATAACTGCAAATCCTTTTCTGTTGGTTCCCATACCAGTGCAACGGAAATTCCAAATTCTTCCCGTTCCTCTGCTGCAAAATAAAATCCGCTTTCTTCCACTCTTATTCCTCGCTTTCTGCTTTCTTTATCCCTATAAAAACACGCTCCGCACATGGTACGGCTATGCTGTTTCCCAGTGCCATATAACGGGCATTGTCGGACATTTCTTTGCCGCTTGCCCCGTACCTTGTCCAATAATCCGGGAAGCCGTCCAGACGTTCACATTCAAGCGGCGTAAGGCGGCGGACCCGGTATTTAACCGCTGCGGCAATTCGTTCCATTATCACGGCAAGGGTTTCACTTCCGCCCCCTGCTACCCCTCGGCTCTTTTTCAATGTGCCCACGCCCTCTTTAAACTCTCCATAACCGCTTGCGTTATATGCTACAACGTGCCTGTCTGATGTAGTTAAGGTTGGACATATTCCCGTATCGTCAATCCCTTTTCCGTTTCCGCCGGCCTTGTTGCTCCTGCCAATAATGTTTCCTATAATTGTGTAAGTAGGAAGTAAATACAATCCCGTTTTCCCACCGCCACCCCCGGCGTTTCCCATAAACGTTACGCTTGTTTTGGCGTTTATGTAAATTCTGTCGGCGGTGCGACCAAAATCTAATTTCATTTGTCCGTCTGCGTCCTCTGCCATTCCTCTGCAATCCGTTCCAGTAAGGCTATTTTCAGAATTACCGGAATTTCCTTGTTCCTCTGCTCCGCCCTGCGAATGATACCCCAACACGCTTTCGCACTCAAAAAGTATTTGTCCGGCACGTCCGCTTCCAAAATCGCTGACAAGGTAGATACGTTTCCTACGTTGGGGCACTCCCCAAAATTGAGCATCAAGCATCCGCCATGCGGTACACTGAACCGCCCCCCCTGCTCTCTCAATTCCAACCATTCCGGCATTTGCCCATTTTCCACTTTTAGGCATTGGAATGTTGCTTTCTGTGATTTCTTCCAGGACCCGGCGGAAATCTTCGCCTTTATTGCTTGAAAAAGCCCCGGCCACATTTTCCCATATAATGTATTTTGGATATTCTCCATTTGTCTTTTTCCTCATTTCCCTTACTATCCGCACCGCTTCCATAAACAGGCCGGAACGGGCACCGTCAAGCCCCTTTTGTCCCCCTGCAACGCTTAAATCCTGGCAATGGCTTCCAAAACTGATAATGTCAACCGCCGGAATACTTCCCCCGTCAATCTCGGTAATATCTCCCAGGTTCTCCGCATCCGGGAAGTGCCGCTTTGCTATCTCTATGCAATTCGCTTCAATCTCGCTTATCCATACGGTCTTTATTCCCTGCCGTTCTGCTGCCAGTGGAAAACCTGCGATACCGTCAAAAAGGCTTCCCAGTGTCATGTTAAGTTCCTCGCTTTCTTAATTCTTCATTTTCATGTATGCCACTTTTTCTTCCTTAGTAAAGAAAACCACCCGTGTTGCTATTCCTGCATTATCCAGTTTTTCTTTTATATTTCTGGTTTCCATGCGGTAAAAATTTTCTCTTACACTTCCGCAAGGTTCTGCATAGTCCAACGGCTGTGCTTTTGTGTCCAAAAGGTCTTTTAAAATCCTGGCTGTGGTTTCTCCATACTGCCGGAAAACTCCCCTTTCAATAAATGTTTTTTGCCAAATAAACAATTTGAACCCCAGGGCTTTTTCCACCGCTTCCAATTTTCTTTCCACATCCGGGTCCGTGCTTAACGGTCTATATATCCAACTTTCCTGCTGCCGTATTGCTTCTTTCTCTGGTTTCTTTGTTTCTCCTACCTCTTCAATGAAAATAAGTGCTGAATACTCAACCTCGTGCCCCACAATTTCTTTCCCTCTCATTTTAGGAACTACCGCCGTTTTGTACTGCGTGCATACTTGCTGTAAAAATGGTGATTTTGAGTTTTCAAACTCTCTGTTTATTTTTTCTGCCAGTCCGTCTATTGTGGTATCTCTTAATATTTTGGCTTTCATGTTAAGTTCCTCGCTTTCCTGCTACTGTCTTAAATCGTCCTCTGTGCTACCTCTGCCCTGTACGGTTCGCCGCCACGCTTTATTTCATTGTAAATAGTCGCTCTATGCACGCCCACCGCTTCTGCAATCTCTGTAACCCTTGCCCCGGTTTTAAGCATCTTTTCAATCTTTTCCCTATCTGCAAAGGTCAGTCTTTTGTTTCCTTTTCTCATGTTTTCCACCTTTCTTTCTGTTTTTTTTGCAATAAAAAAAGAGTGCAACAAGAGTTTTTTATTTCTCTTGTTACACTCTCTCGATTTAATTTATAAATCAGATGCAACAACTTATTTACTCTTGTTGCATTTGATTTTACAACTTACCTTTATATTTTGTCAATAGTTATGCAACAAGTTTTTCAAAAAAATTATGCCAGTTTCCTTATTTCCTCTTCAAAGAGTTTTGCCGCTGTTTGAAACTCAAAAATCCCCCTTGGATAATTATTTATCCAGGTTTCTATATATTCAATGTCCCTGTCCTGTTTTTCGTCAAAATCTTCCCCTTTTGGAATATGGCGGCGGATTAGTCTATTTGTGTTTTCATTGCTTCCACGTTCCCAACTACTGTATGGATGACAGTAAAACAGAAATGTTCTTTTCTCTCCTGGGTGTATTGCTGACTTTTCCAGGCCGTCACAATCCGAAAATTCCACGCCGTTATCAACCGTAATGCTTCTGAATATGTTTTTGAACATATCGCCCCATTTCCGTTCTATTCTGTCCAGGGCATCCACCACGCTTTCTGCTTTCTGGTCCTGCAATTTTACTATTATTTCATTTCTGGTCTTTCTCTCTGTCAAAACAAGCATACAGGACTTTGTTATCCCTCTTTTGCCTTTCACGGTGTCCATTTCCCAATGTCCAAACACTTCCCGGTTTTCCACCTCTTCCGGGCGTTTTTCAATGCTCTGCCCTGCTACCGCCCGTTTCTGTACCTTTACTTTTTTATTGTGTTTCTTTCTCTTTCCTTTCACTGGCAAGTCCTTATTTGTCAATTTCAGAAAAATGCCGTCATCAATATACCTGTAAAGCGTCCGCACGCTTATGGTTGTTTTAAATTCAATTCCGCTTTGTGCCACTGCTGCCAGTGCGGCTTCTGGGCTGTATTTATCATTCACAATCTTATTTTCTATATACTCCGCAAGCGGCAAATCATTTCCTATTTTAATACTTCGCCCTTTCCCCTGGGCGTTCCAATCATGTGCCTTTTGCCCTAAATCACTGCTGTAGCGTATCTCTTCTGTGTAGTCGCTATTTCTGTGTGTATAGGCTCCCCTTTTTCTTTCTCTCCAAACGGTTGTTCTGTGTACTCCTAAATACTTTGCTACCTCTTCCGGCGTATGTCCGGAATTTAACATGGTTTCCATTTTAATTCTATCGCTTTGTGTTAAGTGTTTTCCCATGTCAAATTCCTCGCTTTCTTCTATCCCCCTTGATTATACTTTTTATTTATATTGCATTGTTATGGGCGTTGTGGGGTCCAGGCTCCCAGTTCTATATTTTGATTAGGACGGTTCCCAACCGCCCAGGCGTGCCGCCTGTTTGCCTGTCCTGCTTGCACGCCGCCCGGTTCTCATTAAACCCTGGCTGTAACTTGTCAACCTACACCGCAACGCCCACCATTGCAACCCGTCAACTGTTTATAGGGGCTTCGGACCCTCACGCCGCCCATGGACAACGTGGCCGTTTTAATTGCCGGGCGGCGTAGTTGCCGCCCTTTCTGCTATGCACAACGGGCCTGTTCAACCCATTTCTTTGCTTCCTCTTCGCTTCCAAACCAATCATTATAAATGTCTTTTCGGCTTGTGCTTGTGTATGTGCTTTCTGGGCACTCTTCCGCTTCTTTTGTTGCTGTAATTGCCGCTATAGCTCTTCCTCTATCATCAAATGAAGATGTTACGCAATACCATGTTTTCATAATACCGTCCTTTCTTGCGACACATTGGCCGCCCTGGTTCCTGCTTATTCTGTTTTTCCCATTCGTTCATCAATTGCCTGATTTATAAATTCATTTACGCTTTGCCCTGCTGCCTTGGCCGCTTCCTTTATTACTGCCTTTTTCCCTTTTGGCACCTTAATTTCTATACGGTCATAATTCATTTTGTTGTATTCATTTTGGTACGCAATCTGGTTAAACTCTCCGCTTTTTGTTCTTGGCATTTTCTCAACCTCTTTCTATTCTGGCAAATTCACGCTTCCTTTCTCTTGCCAAATGGTGTATAATTTCTTTTAACAGATTGGGCGGCTTTGGCAAGTCCACCGCCCTTTCTGAACCCCTAAAGCCTATTCGTTAGGCTTTTCTTTTTTTGCCATGTTTCTGACTTCCTGCACGGCCTTGGCAACCTCTTCCATGTTCTTGCAATTACTGAACTTGTCGGCTACCAGATTTAAAATGACTTCCATTTGCTTATCTGTCATGTTCTCTTCCATGTTATCTCCTTTCTATGCTTGCCCATGTATTTGTTAAGGTTCTTCCTTAACTGTCTTTATTATACCGCATATGTCGGCATATGTCAATACATATTACGACATATTTTAATAAAATTATTTAACCCCCAATACACTGTTTTTTTTGCATATTGGGGGTTCTTTTATCTTCTACTTTCTATTACGAAAATGATTTCATTTATTTTTGCCTGGTTTGCTTCATTGCTTACACAACGCACAATTCTGTCTTTTCCGTCTGCCGTTGTAATTGTTATTCCAATATAGTTTCCCATTTTCTTTTCAAACCCTGTATTTTGGGATATGGCAACAATCTTGTCATACATAAGCGTTTCCGTTTTTGTTTGGTTTCCGTCCTGCTCAAAATAAAGGCACCTCTTTTCTGTTGTTGCCAATACTGCCGTTGAAAAAACTAATTTTTCCGCCTGGCCTTTACCCTGGATGCAATAATCAATCTTTTCTCCTGGCATCAGTGTTTTTCCGAAAACATTTTGTGCCATAACCTCTTCAATTGGTTTCTGCTCTTTTGCTTCTTTTTTCTTTCCAAAAAGTCCCATGGCCTATTCTCCTTTATCGTTTTTATACCCTGTCATCTAACGTCAATTAAAAAACTGGACTGGTATTAGTCCCATTATATCACACCCATGCCCCTAAAATAAAGTAAAAAGGACTGGTATTAGTCCAGAAAGGGGCCGTAAATGTTTCAAGTCAAAATAAAAGAAGATGAAAACAATACAATTGGCCGCAATATACGGCGAATACGCAAATCTCGCCACATGGGGCAAACCGCCTTAGTGCGTGAATTACAATTACTTGATATTGAAATCACACGGGAAGCCTTGGTAAAAATAGAACGTGGTATTCAGCACATACAACTTTCCCAGTTGCGTGGCATTCGTGATGTTCTATCTACTTCCTATGAAGAATTATTGGACGCATAGCATTATAATAGGGCACGCCTTTTATTGACGTGCCCTGTGTGACATATTCTTTTTCCTTTGACCTTTAGGAAGTGTTTCTTTTTATTTCAATAACTGATTTACTTTGTTCTGTACTGCCTGGTAATCATACCCGGCGGCTTCC